CGTGAAGGAGTTCCGTCTTAGGACGGTGCCCGTCGATGAGGTCTCAATTCCGAAGGGTTCCCGCACGGTGTGGGGCGTCGATGTTTCGCATGACCGCAAGACGACGTGGCTTTCCGCTGCGGTGCTCGCGGAGGACGGAAGGCCGTTCACCACGGTGCGCCTGTCGCGTGCCGGGATGATGTGGCTGCCCGAGTACCTTGCGGAGCTTGCCGAGGCATCCGGGCACCGGGAGGTCGCTGTGAACGCCAAGGGTTGCCCGGCGATGGAGTTCATCGAGCCGCTCAAGAAGCTTGGTCTTATCGTTCATGAGTTCGACGGTCCGCAGTATGCGATTGCGACTGGGCGATTCCGTGATGCGGTGCGTGACGAGAAGCTTCTCGTCATCGCTCAGCCTGACATTGACCTTGCTGTGCAGGGCGGTGTTGTTGTTCCGTACGCCGACAATATGGCGTGGTCGCGTCCGAAGTCGCTACCGATCGATATCTCTGGGCTTATCGCGGAGACGATCGCGCTGTACGCCCTCGAGCTGCTCAAGCCCGAGCCGGTCGAAGCTGCACCACCACCTCCACCACAGGCCGAGATGGTCACCCGCGACGACGTAACACCGTCCGACGCGAATTTAGCTACCGCCCAATTCTGAAAGTAGGTGCCGCATGGCCGAGCAGGGCTATCAAGTAAGCGGCCTCTCGTCGTGGGCGAGCATGGCCGCAGAGTCCCAGGAGACCAACCCGGACCTCACGTGGCCGCTGTCGGTCGAGGTCTTCGACAAGATGCGCCGCGAGGATTCGCAGATCGGGTCTGTGCTGCGCGCTGTCACACTCCCGATTCGTGGTGCTGAGTGGATGATCGACCCGGCCGGCGCCAGCGATGAGGTCGTGGATCTTGTGTCCACTGACCTTGGTCTGCCGGTGAAGGGTCAGGCTCCGGTGAATCCGCTGCGCACGAAGGGACGTTTCCAGTGGGGTGAGCATCTGCGGCTGGCGTTACTCGAGTTGGTCTACGGCCATTCTTATTTCGAGCAGGTGTACAAGCCGGAAGATGGAAAGCTGCGGCTCAAGAAACTCGCATGGCGTCCGCCGCGCAGCATCTCGTCTGTGAAGGTTGCCCGTGACGGTGGTCTGATTTCGATTCAGCAGCACGGCGTGAAGGAACCAATTACCGTCGACCGGTTGGTGGCGTATGTCAACGATCGTGAGGGCGGCAACTGGATCGGTTCGAGCCTCTTGCGTACGGCCTACAAAAACTGGCTGCTAAAGGACCGCATGCTGCGTGCTCAGGCGTTGACGGTCGAACGCAACGGCCTCGGCGTGCCCGTATACGAAGGCGCTCCGGTGCCGGACAGCGCGGACGTGGCCGAGCGTGAGGCGTGGCAACAGTCTGAGAAGGTCGCCGGTCTCGCCCTCGCCAAGGGGTTCCGCGCTGGTGAAGCTGCCGGAGCTTCGATACCGAACGGTTCGAAGCTCACGCTGATGGGTGTCACTGGCAAACTGCCCGATACTGATCAGCCGATCCGGTACCACGATGAGCAGATCGCTCGCGCGGTGCTGGCTCACTTCCTGAACCTTGGTACCGAGACCGGGTCGTGGGCGCTCGGATCGACGTTCGCTGACTTCTTCACCAGTTCACTCAACGCGGTTGCAGAGCATATTCGAGACACCACCCAGGCGCACGTTGTCGAGGATCTGGTCGATTGGAACTGGGGCGAGACCGAACCGGCACCACGGCTGGTGTTCAAGCCCATCGGTTCAGGCGGGTCGCTCACTGCGGAAGCACTCAAGGGCCTCATCGACGCGGGTGTGATTCAGCCCGACGAGACGCTCGAAGCATTCATGCGGGCGGCGTACAGCCTGCCTGTAAAGGACGCCACCGGTCCCGCCGCCGTTTCGGATGGGTCAATGACCGATACGGATTCCGCAAGGTTCGCCGCCGAGGTAATTCAGAAGGTGTACCTCGGTGTCGGAACCGTGGTCACAAAGTCGGAGGCGCGCGATCTCGTGCGTCGCTCCGGGGCTGAACTCGACGCGGTGACCAACAACGACAAGCCTGAGGAGGCGGCATGACTAGCACAGTAAAACACAACACCCGGTATTGGGGTGACACTGTCCTGCCGAAGTCGAAGGCAGAGTTCTTCAACGCGATTACCACGCCCTCATCGACCGGCGATGGGACCGTGGCGACGATACGGATGTATGGGCCGATCGATTCCTACGGCGGCTTCTGGGGCATCTCCACGAAGGACATGGGCATCGTGCTCGACGCTCTCCCTGATTCGGTGACGCAGATCGTCTTGCGGATCAACAGCCCCGGCGGCGAAGTGTTCGAAGCGATGTCGATCCTCAATATGCTGCGCGCCCACAAAGCGAGTGTGACCGCGGTGGTCGACGGGCTGGCCGCTTCCGCATCATCGTTCGTGGCTGCGGGGTGCGGTGAAACAGTTATGTCGCCCGGCTCTCAGATGATGATCCACTCCCCGATGTCGTTCTCCTATGGCAATGCCGGGGAGTTTCGAAAGACCGCCGACGTGCTCGACAGCGTGGAAGCATCCATGGTCGAGATCTACACCGAGAAGGCGGGCGACAAAGACTGGGCGGCTCTACTTTCAGACGAGACGTGGATGACCGCAACAGCATCCGTCGAGCTTGGTCTCGCCGATCGCATCGCTGTCATTCCCGACGCCGGCGAGACAGAGACGCTCGGCGACGACGTCCTGATCCTGACCGTCCCTGCCGACGAAGACCCACTTGCACTGGCCCGAGTCACTCGGGTCCCCGACCGGGCAGCGGCCCGGTCCCACAATCTCCCGAGCTCGTCCGAGCTGGGACAACCCAACCGAAAGGAACCGCTCGACATGAGTGACATTCTCAAGGCTGGCCTCCGTGAGCGGCTCGGCGTAACCGATGCCGCTATCTCTGACGAGCAGCTCCTCGCTGCTGTTGATGAGGTACTCGCGGAACAGGTCACCGACACCGCCCCCGCCGTCCCGGCTGGCACGGTACTGATCGACTCCACTGTGCTCACCGACCTGCAGGCATCCGCTGCGTTGGGTCGCAAGGCAAGCGAAGCGCAGGACAACAGCCGACGCGAGGCCATCGTGGACAGTGCTGTGCAGGACGGGCGTATCGCGCCGGCCTCGCGCGATACCTGGATCGCATCGCTCAACGCCAACGAGGAGGGCACCACTGCTCTCATCGCTTCGCTCGCGAAGAACCTGGTGCCGGTCGCCGAGATCGGTACCTCTGACGAGCCGTCCGAAGCTGACAGCCTCTACGCACGCGCGTGGGACAACGAAACGAAAGGGGCCTAATCATGGCCGACTACCTGCCTAAGTTTAATAGCGGCAAGCCGTTCACTCTGGCCTCTTCGGCAGCTGTGATCGGGGGCCGCGTCCTCGTCGCCTCCGGTGCTGGGACCGTCGCCGAGGCCGGTGCTGACGCTGCAAACGTCGTCGGCGTCGCAGCCTTCGACGCTCTCTCCGGTGAGCCAGTGACGATCTTCCCGCGATCGGGTGGCGTGCAGAAGCTCGTCGCCTCCGCGGCCATCGCTGCCGGTACGAAGGTCATCTCGGCTGCGGCTGGGAAGATCGCGACCGTTGGCACCGGAGTCAACCCAATCGGCATCGCTCTCACCGCTGCCGCCGCCGACCTGGACGTCGTTGACGTCCTGTTCATCTAAGGAGCAAGAAAGACATGACGTCTTACACTTATCCGGTAGCGCGGCCCTCGGGCACGCTTACCACAGCAGAGATTCACCTTCTGCTGCGCAACCCTCAGTTGATCGCCCGTCGCGTGGATACTCTCACCGACCAGCGTTTCATCTCGGACTACCTGCTCGGGGGTCGTTACTCCGCTGAGGGTGGCGGTATCTTCTACGAGACCGGCGAGCAGATTTTCCCCGCCGACAGCTCAGAGTCGGTCGCCCCCGGTGCCGAGTACCCGAAGACGGTTCTCACCGAGGGTGAACTTGCTTCGGCCAAGACCGACAAGCGCGGTCTTGAGACGGACATCACCGACGAGCGCATCAAGCGTGGCGCGCAGGGTGCCGTCGACCGTGCGCTGAGCAAGATCGTCAACGGCGTCATCCGCGATGTTGACAGCATCGCCATGGCCGTCGTCGCATCAAAGGTCACCGACACGTATGCCTCTGGCGCGTGGACCTCGATCGCGAACGTAGTCAACGCGCTTGCTGCTGCGAAGGCGAACCGTGAGGATCTGGCCCTGGGCCTCGACCTCGACACGGTCGCGCTCAGCGGTGCACAGTGGGCGAAGGTCATGGGCCTGTTCGCTTCTGCTGGTGTTCTGCCTCGCGAGGATGGGAACCCGATCGTCAACGGTCAGTTCCCGACGAACCTGCTCGGCTACACGTGGGTTACCTCGCCGCATATCGTGGGCACCAACCCGCTGCTGATCGACCGTGAGCAGCTCGGCGGCATGGCTGACGAGGATCTCGGATCGCCGGACTACACGCGTTCCGGCGATTTCAACGTGGAGACCTACTCGAAGCGCAACGACACGGACAGCTACACCGTTCGTGCCCGCCGCGTCGTGGTCCCCGTGGTCATCGAGCCGCGCGCTGGTCTCGTCATCAGCGGAACGACTCTCTGATGGCTGAGAAGCAGTACACCGTCACCGGTGCGGCCGTGGTACTCCCTATCGAAGGAGGCAGCGAGCGGTACCTGTACCGCGGCGCACCGATCGGCAGCGGGTACACGGCGGACGGCATCAAGCACGCGCTCGCGCTCGGGCTCATCGCTGTCGTCAAGGCACCATCATCCGCCGAGAAGGCTGCTGCTGAGAAGGCTGCT